TATAATTTTATTATAAAAAGACAAATTAAGCTTATGGAAATTGAGAGAGGATATGCTTCGGACGGATGCGCGAATTGTGGGCAGAATCCTTGCTTGTGTGCCCTAATTTCCGAATCAAAAGAAGCTATGAAAGGATACTATACCCCTAAGGATGTGAAAGATTCAGATATGCCCCCTGAAGAAGAGGAAGATTATATCCCTCCCCCCCCTTATAAATTATTCTCAGAGGGAGGTGCTATATCCATTCCTGTTGCAGTAGAACCAGGGCCTAAAGCTGAGAGTGCATTCCAGGAAACGATGTTGCGAGTCGATCGAGCACTGGATACTTTGGATGATACCAAACGATTAGCTAAACGAGGTATTATAATATTAGGGGTTTTGAGTTCTGCCTTCATTACATTCTATGCCGGTTATAAGCTAGTAACGCACCTTACAAAACCTGCCCCGTTTCAGAGTCAGGGTGCGCTAGTATCGTCATTGAATTATCCCAAGGAAGAGGTGAATATCCTCCCCCTAAGGAATGCTGCCCAACCTTGGATTAAAAACACTGTTTTACCTGAAGAGATTAAGATATCTAATAACTATACTAGAATGCATGCTATACTTGTAACACATGATGTCATAGCTACGGCAGGCCATTTCGTTAGAGGCACTCCCACATGTAGCGGTATGTCTTTTGGAGATGAATTTATTGTTAACTATGGAGGACAGGAAACTAAATTCAGACTCGCAGAATCAACCACTTACTTTCCTCCGGAGAAAGGGTTTGATGGTAAGAATATTGACTTGGTTTTTCTGGGACTTTCTGGACTTCCCGGAGCAGTTAATCCGGTTTATTCTAGATTACCCAAAGCAACGATTCCTCCTAAAGACATTGTTCGATTAGGTAGTAAAAAGGCCAGCTTAGTTGATCTAATACCACCTTCTAGTTTTGCCTATGTTTGCGAGACTGATATCGGGGATTGCGGCTTGCCGGCTATAGATAGCCTTGGAAATATTTATGGCATACATATTGCAGGAACTACTAATTTTATCGAAAAGCGAGGTGTTGCTCAGTGTCTGTCTAGGGACATGGTGGAGGCTTCTTTAATTTACTTCAGAAGTAAAGGTTGGTCTACATACGTAAAGTCTGATGCCACCCCCCTTCTTAGTGAAGGAGAGCCAATACCTCATCCAAATAGTGATTTAGGGAGGTGGGAAAAGTTTGTTGGTTCATTACCGTACAGAGACCATGTCCCTTTGGGCCACTTGAAATTTGGTGATAAAAGTAAACCTTCAGCGAATAGAACCGTGATGTATGATGAATTTGCTCCTCTCATCCCGGCTTATGGAAATCCTCATTGTGGTAAGGCAATACAATTATCTGACGGTAGTTGGAAGAGTCCTGATATATATAGAGTGGAAGCCGGGATCGATACGCGAGAGTATGCTGTAGCGGATAATGACTTACTTATACATGCTGCTAATCACTACTTAGCCGATGTGCCAAAACCGCCTGATAAATTGGAACCCTTAGACGTATATAGGGCGATTTGTGGGGACCCTGATAATGTATTAATTAATCCAAGAGATAATGACAAAGCAGTAGGATACAGTTTGAGTCTCAAAGGCGTTACCAAGAAGAATGCTTTTACTGTCCGTGCTGATGGAACTTATGATATCCATCCGGTGGTTCTTGAAGATCTTGAGAAACATCATTCTAATGTATGTTCGAATGATCCTCTTGAAATGGGTATCGCAAAAGCAACTCTGAAGGATGAAGTTTACCCGATGGAAAAGACGCTTATAGGGAAGGGAAGACTATTCTATGTTAATGATTTGGTGAATAATTTGGTTATGAGAATGTACCTTCTTCCACTAATGGCGTGGTTGATGTCTAACCCATTGGACACAGGGGTTAACGTGACCATGAACTGTGGTAGTGACCAGTTTAAGAAACTTTATGAATATCTTACGGAATTTGGAATTGATTCAGTGTTTGATGCTGACCAAAAGGAGTTTGACCTCAGACATGAAAAGATTATTCCTGTCTTAGTTGGATTTTGGGAATCCTTAGCGCGAAAGTGCGGATATACAGAGAACAACGTACGTATAGTAGGACGGATAGTATCTAGTTCCTTTAGATATATTCTATCTTTGGGAGGGAATTTCTTTATCTGTAGTCACGGACTAACATCAGGAAGATCGGACACTATTGTCCAGAATTGCTTGATACTCGGACTCTTATTGAGATATTCATTCTTCAAAAGATGTCTGTTTCCTCCAATCCCCAGAACCTCTTGGGCAGATAAGTCTCCTGAATCGCCCTTTAGAAAGTTTGTACATCTAGTAAATACAGGAGATGATAATTCTACTTCAGTTAATGAAGTTATTCGAAACCAGTGGAACGGGCAGTTCATGGCTGAGGATGCTCGTGAATTAGGATATGTAGTCACTGCTGGTGACAAATCCCC